CAGCCAATAGTATTAATATCTATATAATCCGTTTTAGGAGAAAAAGTAGGTGATAAATGTATGTTAGGAATTGATATTTGGGGTATATATATTTCTGGAATATCCATATTTTCATTTTATTAATCTTGCAAATTGTTCTATTGTCATAACAACACGCCAATTATCACCTTCTGCACAACCAGGTCTTTTATTAAACCTAACCATAGTAATAGCGTGTTCAGCACCTGCGTTGATTCTTTGCTGTTCCGCTTCTCTAGGTTTTCTCAAACAAGCATCACTTTTATCTTTTAGATCACATACTTGTACAACCGTATTAGGTATTCCTATTAAATCACCCTTGTCTTTTTCCATGCCTGCCCCAAAACGGCGTTCAATTATATGCCCTGTAGCTGCTGTTAAATATATACATGCTTCTCTTTCAGCCCTATCGCCCTTGTTCTTTTGTGGGTTCATTTTTTTAAATCATTAATTTGTGTTTTTATTTTTTCATATTCAACTACATATTCTTTTGTTTTAAATTCTGATTCATGGGTAAACATAAATCTGTCATTAAGTTGACCTAATTGTTTATACAAATCTTCTATCATTTGTAATTTTTTTTCTTTAAATTCTTCTGTTAATGCATCTTTTTCCTTAGTGTTTTTAGTCCATTCAGTAACTAAGGTGAGTAACTCCTTAATGCGTTTTAACGCCTGTTCTACACGTTCTGTTGTTTTCATCTAATTGCCCATGTAAAGCCTGTTTCTATTCTAGTAGCCAATCCTTCTTCTCTTTCCTGTTGTTCACGTTCTTCTAAAGCATTTAATATATCTTTTTTATAACTATTTAATTTATCTGTATATTGCCACTTTTCAGGTTTACGCCTTCTTTCTGCCTTAATACCATCAATTTCAAATTTAGTCATAATAGTGCATTCTTGATAATACTTTTCTAATACCATTTTCTTTTCAACAATTTGCATATCAATTTCTTTTTTCTGTAATTGCAATACTTTTAATTGCCTAAGTATTTGTTCTGGTTGTGGGTTCATAGTAATTAAAATGTAAATTCCGAGTATTCTTGCGGTTGCCAATCATCAGGTAAATGATACAACCATTCAAGAAACATTCTTGCAGCGTTCATAACCTGACGATCATTAAACTTATTCAGCCATTCTTCACGTTCTATTGCTTCTAGTTCTTCTTCAAATGACATGATTTTGTAATACCAGTTTTTTATAGTATGGGGTTTACCCCAATATTTTGCAAGCCTTATTTTTATATTAGCTTTTTTTAAAATATAAATTCCTTGCGGCTTCATAATCAAACATACATTCAGCAGGATTGTATTCTTGTGTTTTAATTCCATCTAATGTTATATAAATAACTCTACAAG